TTGAGTCTTATATTGAAGATTACGTTGGGATAACTAATGATGGTTATGGCCAGATGTATTTCCAAAGAACACTGGAAGACTGGGGTAAATTTAATATAAACAATAGAACAAAGCATGATGCTTCTATTAGTTCTGGTTTAGCTATAATGGCTTGTAATAAAAATAAATACACACCAGTCTATAGACAACAAAAACAAGCTGTACAGTTAGGTTTTAAAAAATATAACAACACAGGCGATATTTCAAAAATAATAAAATAGATGGTTTACACTAATGTTAATAGCTCTTTCCCAAGTCAGGTAGTACCGGACGCAGAAAAGTCAACAATGGAATATGGCTACGCTGTAGGTAGAGCTATAGAGAACGAATGGTTCAGAGGTGATCGAGGCTTAGGCGCTGGTGGTCGTTTTGGAAATAACTGGCAGTACTTTCATAATTTAAGATTGTATGCAAGAGGTGAGCAGTCTGTACAAAAATACAAAGATGAATTATCTGTTAACGGTGATTTATCTTATTTAAATTTAGACTGGAAACCTGTAGCTACACTATCTAAGTTTGTTGATATTGTAGTTAACGGTATGACTGATAAAGGTTATAAAATAAAATCTTACGCTACAGATCCTTTTGCAATGAAGCAAAGAACAGATTTTATTTTTGATGCTATATCTGATATGCAAAGTAAAAATGAAATAGAGGCTTTAAATCAATTAACTGGTGAAAACTTTTTTTCAAATAAACAAATAAAAGAATTACCAGCTACAGAAGAAGAACTGGAGCTGTACATGCAGTTAAATTATAAGCAGTCTATAGAGATAGCAGAAGAAGAACTTATAGAAAATGTATTTAGTTATAATAAATACGAAGAGACTAAAAGAAGAGTAGCTCAAGATTTAACTATACTAGGTATTGGCGCTACTAAAACTGATTTTAATTTAGCAAATGGTATAACTGTTGAATACGTAGATCCAACTAATTTAGTTTATTCATATACTGAAGATCCAAACTTTGAAGATATATACTACGTTGGTGAGGTTAAATCAATGAGTTTACAAGAAGTTAAAAAGTTATTCCCTTATTTAACTGACTCTGATCTTTCAGAGATAGAAAAATACCCAGGTGATGTTAACTACACTAGAGGTTATTATGGTATAGACGACGATTATAACAATGTTCAAGTTTTATTTTTTGAATATAAGACTTACAACAATCAAGTGTTTAAAATAAAAGAAACAGATCAAGGTCTTGAAAAAGCTCTTGAAAAAGATGACTCGTTTAATCCACCTGAAGACGCTGAAAACTACAACAAAGTTCATAGAGCAATAGAAGTTTTATACAGCGGTGCTAAAATACTAGGATTTGAAAAAATGCTTAAGTGGGAGTTAGCTGAAAACATGACACGTCCTTACAGTGATCAAACTAAAGTAGAAATGAATTATAATATTTCTGCTCCTAGAATGTATAAAGGTCGTATAGAAAGTGTTGTAAGTAAGTGTATCGGATTTGCTGATATGATTCAACTCACGCATTTAAAAATACAACAAGTATTAGCTCGCATGGTACCAGATGGCGTCTTTGTAGACGTTGATGGCTTAGCAGAAGTTGATCTTGGAAACGGAACTACATACAATGCTCAAGAAGCTTTGAATATGTATTTCCAAACTGGTAGTATTGTAGGTAGAAGTTTAACTCAAGATGGTGATCCTAACAGAGGTAAAGTACCTATTCAAGAGTTGCAAACATCTTCTGGTATGGCTAAGATACAAGCACTTGTACAAACATATCAGTATTATTTACAGATGATACGTGACGTGACCGGGCTTAATGAAGCTAGAGACGGTAGTCAACCATCAAGTGATTCACTTGTAGGTTTACAAAAGTTAGCAGCTGCAGCATCTAACACAGCTACAAAACATATACTACAGTCACTTATGTACTTAACTGTTAGAAACGCAGAGAATGTTAGTCTTCGCGCTGCTGACGCTTTGAGTTTTCCTTTGCTTAAAAACGCTTTAATTAGTTCTATAAGTAAATCAAATGTTTCAACTTTAAAAGAAATTGAAGATTTAAATCTTCATGAGTTTGGTATTTTCTTAGAACTTGAGCCTGAAGAAGAAGAGAAACAAATGTTAGAGCGTAATATTCAAATAGCTTTACAAAACGGAGGTATTGATCTTGAAGATATGATAGATATTAGAGAGATATCTAATGTAAAGCTTGCTAATCAAATGCTTAAAATAAAACGCAAGAAAAAACAAGAAAGAGATCAACAGATAGCTCAAGCAAATATACAAGCGCAAGCTCAAGCAAACGCGCAATCTGCTGAGCAAGCAGCTTTAGCAGAAATGCAAAAACAACAAGCTCTTACTGAAAGCAAACTACAACTTGAGCAAGGCAAGTCTCAATTTGATATACAAAAAATGGAAATGGAAGCTCAAATTAAAAGACAATTAATGGAGCAGAAGTTTCAGTATGATATGCAGTTAGCTAAAATAGAGGCTGAAGCACAAAGAGAAAAAGAAGATAAGATAGAAGATCGTAAAGATGAGCGTGCTAGAATTATAGGTACGCAACAATCAGAAATGATTGCGCAGCGTCAAAACGATGAACTACCTAAAAACTTTGAATCAACTAATTTTGATTCATTAGGAGGATTTGGACTAGAAGAGTTTGAACCTCGTTAAAAATAAACTTTATTAATTTTTATTATATTATATTATGTCAGAAGTAGCAGCAAAACAAGAAGGAGAGTTTTCTTTAAAAGGTAAAAAGAAAACAAAACCAAAAAATCTTGGTAAAGCAAATGAAGTAACAAAAGTAGAACTACCTAAAGATATTGAAAAATCACAAGGCGAAGTAATACCAGAAGTTACTAAAATAGAAATAAAAACAGAAGACAATGCCATTCAAAAGCCAAGCGCAGATGAGGTATCTGTTCAGCCAACATCCGAAGATAGCAAAACAGTTTCTGAAGGAAACATCGAAGAAACAATTGCAGAACCTACCGGAGAAGGTGAGTCCCCTATCTCTCTTGTACAAGATGATGAGGAAGAACAAGTAAAAACAGATGATTCACCTGTAACTACAGAAGTAGAGCGAGCGGTTAAAGACCGAAGAGTTCTACCTGAAAATATTGAAAAGCTAGTTTCTTTTATGGAAGAAACAGGTGGAGGTGTTGAAGACTATGTTAGGCTCAATGCTGATTATACCAACGTTGATAGCAACACGCTTATTCGTGAGTACTATAAACAAACTAAACCACATCTTGATTCTGAAGATGTAAGTCTTTTATTAGAAGACTTTGATTACGATGAAGATATAGATGAACCAAAAGATATACGCAAAAAGAAAATTGCGTTTAAAGAGGAAGTTGCAAAAGCCAAAGACTTTTTAGAAGGTTTAAAAAGTAAATACTACGACGAGATCAAGTTGAGACCGGGCGTAACTCAAGACCAGCAAAAAGCTATGGACTTTTTCAATCGATACAATGAAGAGCAAGAGCAGGCGAAGCAAAGACATGAAAGTTTTATTAACCGTACTAGCAATTTGTTAAACGATAATTTCAAAGGTTTTGATTTTAAAGTTGGCGAAAGTAAGTTTAGATACGGTGTTAAAAACCCAAGTCAAGTAGCAGATGTACAATCAGATATTTCAAATTTCATTAAGATGTTCTTAGATGATAAAGGTGAAGTAACAGATGTACAAGGTTACCACAAAGCTTTATATGCTGCTAGAAACGCTGACACGATAGCGCAACATTTTTACGAGCAAGGCAAGGCTGATGCTGTTAAAAACGTTATGGCTAAGTCAAAAAATATTTCAACTGAACCTAGAAAAACCACTTCAGGTGATGTATTTATTGGTGGCTTAAAAGTTAAGTCAGTTAGCGGTCTTGATTCTTCAAAATTAAAAATCAAAACTAAAAAATTTAACTAATAAACATTTAAAAAATGGCTTTAGATCCACTATTCGGTTCAATTAAACCGAGTCAAAAACAACAACTATTAGAAACAAACTTCTTGTCTTTTAACGGAGGCGCAGGAGCTGGAGATTCTGATACATTTGCACAACAGTACTTACCTGAAATCTACGAACAAGAAGTAGAGCGTTTTGGAAACAGAACACTTTCTGGATTCTTACGTATGGTAGGAGCTGAAATGCCTATGACATCTGACCAAGTTATCTGGTCTGAACAAAACCGTTTGCATGTAGCATACAATGACGTATCTGTTTCAGGTGCTGTTGCAGACAATACGTTAACCTTTACAGTGGGTGGCGCTGGAGATACTTTCGTTGAGAACGTAATTTCTGCAAACCAAACTATTGTAATCTTAGACACAAGCGATCCAACGGTAGAGCTTAAAGCTTTAGTAACTGAATCAAGCCAAACTGGTGCTACTGCCACTCTTGTAGTTGCTCCTTACAGCCAAGCTGATTTAACTGGACTATCTACAACTGCTGGCGATCTTAAGATCTTTGTATACGGTTCTGAGTATGCGAAAGGTTCTTCTATTACTAACTCAACTGGAGCTACTGATACAACTGGTTACAAAAGTATCACACCTTCTTTTACTCAATATTCTAACTCACCTATTATTATTCGTAACAAATATGTTGTGAATGGTTCTGACACTGCTCAGATCGGTTGGGTAGAAGTTGCTACAGAAGATGGTACATCTGGTTACCTATGGTATTTGAAAGCTGAGTCTGAAACTCGCTTACGTTTCGAAGATTACTTAGAAATGTCTGTAGTTGAAGGCGAGCTTGCAGCTGCTGGTTCAGGTGCTGCTACTGCTGGTGTAAAAGGTACACAAGGTCTTTTTGCTGCTATCGATGATCGTGGAAACGTAAATGATGGATTTACAGCTGCTGGAGGACTTGATGCTTTTGATGCTATCCTTAAAAACTTAGACACTCAAGGTGCTATTGAAGAGAATATGCTATTCTTAAACCGTCAAACATCTTTGGATTTTGATGATATGTTAGCTGATATCTCTGCTGGTTCTAACGGTGGTACTGCTTATGGATTGTTTGAAAACTCTGAAGAAATGGCATTAAACCTAGGGTTTAGTGGATTCCGCAGAGGTTCTTACGATTTCTATAAGACTGACTGGAAATACTTAAACGACGCTTCAACACGTGGTGGTATTGATACCAACAACTCTACTATTGAAGGAGTTCTTATCCCAGCTGGTACTTCAACCGTGTATGACCAAATCCTTGGTACTAACATCCGTCGTCCATTCTTGCACGTACGTTACCGCGCATCACAAGCTGATGACCGTCGTATGAAGCAATGGTTGACTGGATCTGTTGGTGGTGCATTCACTAGCGATCTTGATGCAATGGAAGTAAACTTCCTATCTGAGAGATGTCTATGTGTGCAAGGTGCAAACAACTTTGTATTATTCAAAGCTGCATCTGCATAGTAATCAATTTGTAGTAATTACCCTCGTCAAACGGCGGGGGTAATTATTATTTTTATTAACATTTTTATTATATTATATCATGGCAGAAAAAGCTGTAGCAGAAGAAAATAATGAGGTTGCACCTCAAGTAAAGGTTAAGGCTAAACCTGTAAAACAAGAGCCAGCAAAACCTCAATGGGAAATTAAAGATAGAACCTATTTATTAAGAGGTAAAAAAACTCCGCTTACTTATACATTAAACTCCAAGCATACTAGAAAATATGCTATGCTTTGGTTTGATCCAGAAACAGGTAAGCAAGAGGAACTTAGATATGCTACGAATCAAAGCTCACCTTTAGTTAGCGAACAAAAAGGCGAGGTAACACTTGGTCATATTATTTTTAGAGAAGGCGTACTTACAGTTCCAAAAGAAAAACAAAATCTACAAAAACTATTATCCTTGTATCACCCTGGAAGAAACAGAGTGTATCAAGAATTTAATCCAGTTGAAGTAGCTAAAGATGATTTAGATATTATTGATTTGCAAATTGACGCAATGAACGCTGCTAGAGATATGGATGTAGATTTTGCTGAAGCAATTATGCGTGTAGAGGTTGGTTCTAACGTTGCTAAGATGAGTTCTAAAGAGATTAAACGAGATTTACTTATCTTTGCTAGAACAAATCCACAACTGTTCTTAGAACTAGCTAATGACGAAAACGTTCAATTACGTAACTTTGCTATTAACGCTTCTGATGTTGGTATTATTAAACTATCACCAGATCAAAGACACTTTATGTGGGGATCAAACGGGAGAAAACTTATGGAAGTTCCTTTTGATGAAAACCCATACTCGGCTTTTGCGGCTTTCTTAAAAACAGATGAAGGCGTACAAGTTTACAAATCAATAGAGAAAAAACTTCTCTAACATGTAATAATAATATAAGGCCCGTTAATTCGGGCTTTATATACTAGAATAAACAAACAATCAAACAATGGCTATAAACGTAAACCAGGTATATAAATCTGTACTTGTGGTTTTGCAACAAGAGAAAAGAGGTGTATTAACACCTACGGAATTTAACAAAATTGCAACTCAAGCACAGCAAGAAATATTTACAGAGTATTTTGATGAGCTAAATCAACTACTTAGACAACCACAAACTAGCTTGGCTTATGCTGATAGATTTGCTTTGTTAGATGAAAAAATATCTTTATTTAAAAGAAGTGATGCTGTTAACTTTACAGGTGGAACTACAGATGTAGCAGTTCCTTCAAACGTTCAAGAACTAGGCACTGTTATCTATGAAAATAGAGAAGTACAAAGAATACAAGAGTACGAAGTTTATACTACAAACCAATCTCCTCTTACAGCTCCAACGGCTTTTTACCCGGTATACACGTACGAGAATGGTGTTATAAAATTATACCCAGATGATACAGCTATTATAACAGCCAGTGGTGTTACTTTAAATTATTTAAAATATCCAGCAGATGTTAAATGGGGTTTTACTATCGATACTGAACTTGGTAATTATATATACAGCGAGCAAGCTTCTGTTGATTTTGAACTGCACCAATCTGATCAACCTTTATTGATAGACAAAATATTGGGTTATGCAGGTGTTATGACTAGAGATCAATTAGCTTTATCTTTAGGCGCACAAAAAGAACAACAAATTGATATCGACGGACAAAAATAATTTACATGGCAACAACAACTTTATCAAACGCTTTTATATCATTAAATGATATTATAAACAACTTTTTAATATCTTACACGGGTCCTGGTAAATTAATACCAGATGCGGTTAGAACAGAAGTTATATTCCACGCGCGTAGGTGCTTACAGGAATTTGCTTACGAAACTATTAAAAGTCAATTTACTGAAGGTCCTACTGCTGTTACAGCTGAGACTGCTGTTGATTTGCCAACTGATTTTGTAGCTGTTATATCAGCTGAAAATACTGGCGCTGCAGAAAATCCATTGACTGAAGTTTCTACGCCACCGCCTTCCGCTGGAGAATATTACATAGACTATGTAGCTAAAACAATTACATACGGTGATACTGGAGACGCTACGCTGAAGTATCTATCAAATGCACTTACAACGGATGAGTCAGCAGCTATACCTAAGCTAGCTGAAGAAGCTTTATACTCTTGCATGGTATATGCTATACTAGCTAATAGAGACAACAGTAGACCTGACGTGCTACAAAGATTACTTATAGAAAAAACAGATAAGTTAGAAAGAGCTAAATCAAGATTAGTATTTACAAACTTTGACTAAATAAAATAACATGGCGATTAACGTAGATAACGTATATCAAACCGTATTGCTTATATTAAACAAAGAGCAGCGCGGTTTAATGACGCCTGATGAGTTTAATAAAACAGCTACACAAGTTCAATTAGATATATTCGAACAATACTTTGATGATTTAAATCAACAATTAAGAGTACCACAAGCTGATTATGATTACACTGATAGGCAGTTAAATATAGACGATAAAATATCTATATTTAAATGTATAGGTAGTTGTAGTTATTCATCTGGTAGATTTGATCTTCCAGTTTTAGATGACATCACGGGTAAAACTATAGTATACGATGACGCTCCAGTTAATACCAACTCTGGTTTTCAATACGCTTTCTACAAAGTAGGTACGATAACTTACGATGGTGGCACTTATCCTATTGAATTAGAAAGGCTACAAAGAGATGATTTTTACGAAATACAAAAGTCTGATCTGACACTACCAACTGAAAACTTCCCTGTTTATTTATACGAGAGCAAAAAGATAAACGTGTTACCAAACACCATACAGAGCGATGTAAAAGCTTCTTTCATCAGAAAACCTAGAAATGTTAACTGGGCATTTACACCTGGAGGTTTTGGTCAATATGTTTATGATTCAACTAACTCTGTTAATTTTGAAATACAAAGTAGTGAACAAGTAAATGTTATTCTTAGAATACTTCAATACTCTGGTATTATAATTAGAGATCCACAAATAGTTCAAGCGGCTGCGTCTGAAATACAGCAAAACGAAGTAAATAAAAAAAGCTAGCATATGTCATTATTAAAAGAAAACAATAGGCAATATTACGAAGGTGCTCAAAGCTTTACAGGTGATGGTAGTAAAGTTAGTTTCACAACTACATTTAATACTGATTTAGTATTTGGAGCTGCTAGCAATACAAATGTAAATTATGGTTTAAATAATTTTAAACTATACACTAGTTCTTCGGCTGCACCAGGTAGTTGGAGTGAAGTTGTTTCTGGTTACTCAGTATCTGGAAATGTAATAACATTTGATGCCGCACCAGCAGCTGACACTTATATTGTTGTTCAGTTAAAAAAACTAGATGGCGGCAACTACGGTAGCACAGTTCAAGATAAAGCTTATGGCGACACTGTAGAGAAAAACTACGGCTCGTACTCTTATATATCTATAGATGACATTGTAAACAACTTCTTAGTAGCTTACGTTGGCGATGGTAAACTTATACCAAGCGCTAAAAGAACTGATATTGTTTTTCACGCTAAACGAGGACTTCAAGAGTTTAGCTATGATACTTTAAAAAGTATTAGATCACAGGAACTTACTGTTCCAATAAGTCTTAGCATACCACTTCCGCAAGACTATGTAAATTACACGAACATATACTGGGTTGATAAACAAGGTGTTAAGCATATAATAATGCCAGTAAACAATTTAACTGGTAGTCCTTACACTATACCTGTTCAAGATGCTAAAGGTGTTCCAACGCAAGATAATTTTAACAACGATATTCAAGGTGATTCTATTATAGAAGAAAGATGGAATACTAACGATTTAAAAAATAAAAATATAAATGTAGACGATACAGTCTTAGCATCGTTTTATTATAACTATGATTTTCCAAATCTTGGGTACGGAGAGTTATACGGCTTAGATCCTCAGTATGCTAATATAAACGGTTACTTTCAATTAAATGAAAGAGAGGGTAAGATATCTTTTTCAAATGATCTTGTGGATAAGATTGTTTTATTTGAATATATATCTGACGGTCTTGCGACTGATGATGATACAAGAGTACCTAAATTAGCTGAAGAAGCTTTGTACGCGCACATATCTCACGCTGTGTTAGCTTCTAGGATAAATCAAAATGAATACGTAATACAACGTTTAAAACGTGAACGTAGCGCGAAGCTTAGAAACGCTAAAATACGTTTATCAAACCTCAAGCTAAACGAGCTAGTGCAAGTTATGCGTGGTAAATCTAAATGGATTAAACACTAAAATTAAATGGCTGAAGTTAAAAACGCGTTCATCAAATCGAAGATGAACAAAGACTTAGACGCAAGATTAATACCTCAAGGTGAGTACCGAGATGCTGTTAATGTGCAGGTAAGTAAATCTGAAGGTGATGACGTTGGTGCGCTTGAAAATGTTCTTGGTAACTTTAGTGTATCTGAGTTTGAGCCAACTGTTTCAGATTTAACTTGTATAGGTTTTTTCGTTAATGAATTTAACTCTACAGTTTATTTATTCTTTACTGATTACACAGATGATTACAACGGTGGTGAACCTACTTACGATAAAGACGCTAACAATTTTATATATCAATATAACACGTTATCTTCTAATTCAAATAAACTAGTTGAAGGTGCTTTTTTAAACTTTTCAAAAAATAGACCTATAATAGGCGTTAATATCTTAGAAGAGTTTTTGTTTTTTACTGACAACAGAAATCAACCTAGAAAAATAAACGTAACTAGAGCACTTGACAACGACCAGTATTATCAAACAGAAGATCAAATATCTGTAGCAAAGTACAATCCTTACCAACCTATATATCTTTGGAAAACAAGCGAGCTTTTAGCAGCCGAAACAGCAGTTCCAACTGTAAACGGTGATGTTACAGATTCTTTTGTAATTGAAATTGAATCAGGGATTGCTTTTGATATAAGTGTTGGTCAAGGAGTTGTAGGTAAAGGTGGATCTGTTATAAAGCCTTATACATACGTAGAGGCTATAGATGGCACTACAATAACACTTAGTAAAGCACAGACTTTGTCTGATGGAGATTCTATAGCCTTTGTAGATTTAGAAACATCTATGTATGATGCTGCTAATAAGCTGTTGCCGGATGGTTCTGGAAATCCTTACTACAGAGAAGATGAGCAAGAAGAGTCTTTGTTTCCAGGTGATCCTAAGTTTTTAGAAGACAAGTTTGTAAGATTTTCATATAGGTTTAAGTTCGACGATGGTGAATATTCTCTACTTGCTCCTTTTACGCAACCATGCTTTATACCAAAACAAGACGGTTATTTTATAGAAGGAGACGAGCAGCAAGCGGTAGCTTCTACAATATTAAGCTTCATGGAAAATAAAGTAAGTCAAATAGATTTACAAATACCATTACCTACGGCTGGAAATTTACTTTCAAGTGAATTAAAAGTAACTGAACTAGAAATTATATATAAAGAGTCAGACGCTTTAGCTTTACAGTCTATAGATACTATACAAGTTGCTAGTATAAGCTCTTCAGCCGGAGAAAATAAAGTTTTTGAATATGTATATAATTCTACAAAACCATTTAAAACTTTACCAGCTAACGAGGTAACAAGAGTTTACGATAAAATTCCAGTAAGAGCATTTGGTCAAGAAATAATATCAAACAGAGTTGTTTATAGTAACTTTCAAGACAAGCATACGCCTCCAACTGCTTTAACATATCAAGTAGCCGCTAGTGAAAAATATGATTTTAACGCAGGTGAATCTATTTTTAGTTCTAAAACTACCGTGGAATATCCAAGCCACAGTGTAAAAGAAAATAGAAACTACCAAGTTGGTGTTGTTCTATCTGATAGATATGGTAGACAGTCAACTGTTATATTATCTAACGATGATTCAGACAAAAATAATGAGTTTGGTGCTGACACCGTGTATATTCCTTACGATGATTCTGATGTTTATAACCCTACTACTTTTCTAGGAAATTCTTTAAAAGTATTATTTAACGATTTTATAACAAGTGATAAAAATGAAAAGTTTGGAAGACCTGGTCTTTATAATGGTGATGCTACCAGTAGCGCTTACAATCCGCTTGGTTGGTATACTTATAAAATAGTAGTAAAACAAATAGAGCAAGAATACTATAATGTGTATGCTGCTGGTGCTATGAAAGGAAATCCAGTAGATCCAAATTCAGAAACTAATACATCGTTTATAACAGTCATAAATGATAATATAAATAAGATACCTAGGGACTTATCAGAAGTAGGTCCTCAAGATAAAACATTTAGAAGTAGTGTAAGACTTTTTGGTAGAGTAGTAAATACAATTAGAAGTTTTAATAATCAAGGTAATATACAATACCAGCCAGAACAAACAGGTTTGTCTTTTACAACAAATAATATAGAAGATTTATTTGATCTTTTCGATGTTGCTGCTGCAAATCAAAACCACCCTATAACCTCTCCTTCTAATATTTTTCATGCTTTTTACAAAGCTGAATCTAATCCTTTTATAGCGCAGTTTGTAACATCTCAACTTGACGCTGATAAGTTTGGTATACGAAATACAGATGTGAATAACACATACCCTAAAAACGAAAACTTAATTGTTCTTGAAACAGATCCAACTGTATCTAACATAGATATATTCTTTGAATCTAGTACCGCAGGTTTAATATCAGAATTAAACGAAGCTATTGGCGCGGACACAGGTGGTGCGTTTGCCACAGAAGATTTTCAATATACTCACGATGAATCATACGATATCGGAGACGATGTTACAGATAATTTTCAATTTAAAGATATTTTAAATGAAATAGTAGTACCTACTGCAACTCCAGTTTTATCTGTATTAGATAACACAGGCGTTGACAGGAGTAGTGATTTTTCAATATTTGTAGTAGATGCTGTTGCTGGAATATACAAAATACAAACCGCGAGTTATTTCTACTACGGTCAAACGCTGATAATCTTGAATCGTATACTTTCACTTTTACAGTTACAGTAGGCGAAGCTATCACAAACGTAACTGAGTCCGGTGCTCTTACAAATGTACCTCCTAGCATATTAAATGATAACACTCCTGATATAAATGTAGATCAAGGAGCTACGCAAATACCACTGCCGACTACTCAAGACGGTAGTATAGATGCTGTTAATGGATCTAATGTTTTAGGAGGTAGATCAAAAGAAGATTTAACATATCAAATAAGCTCACAGACTGGTAATGGTGTTTTTGAATTACAAGGTTTGTCAGTTGTAAATACAGATTCTAACGCTATAGGTAGAGGATCTTTTACTATAAGAGTTACTGATGTTAGTAAGTTTATAGAAAAAACATTTAATGTTAACTTTGGTCAACCACCTGTTACAGCTGCATTTAATGAAGCGGCTCCTATACAAGTAGATGACGCTGACGGTTATGCTTTATTTTTTACTAATGATACAACAGGCTTAGAGTCAAATATACCATCTTATTTTGATACTGGTACTGGTAGTTGGCTTACGGGCTTTGAAGGACCTGTATCTCCAGATACTGTAGTAACAAATGATGTTTGCCCTTCTGGTTCTACAAATCTAGCTGACTTTGTAAATGTATGGCAAGAAACAGGTCTTACTCAAGGTACTTTCTTTGTATATATAAATCCACAAACTTTAGACTCTGGAGACACTTTAACAGGACCTCAACCACAAATAAATGTCAGATGGTCTGTAGAGTACAGAGCTAATAGCTCGTCTACATGGTCTTCAGCTGTTGATATTAGTGGCCAAATACCTAGTACTGATGGTACTTGGTATTATATACAAGGAAGTTCTGAAGGTTGGGAAAGTTTAAGTACAGATGCTTTTAATACTGGAACATCTATATCTGTTCCTCAAGGACCAGGTGGTGGCGCTGGTAGAGTGTTAGCTTTTGATTTAGTAGGTGAATATAGAATTATATTTGGTAATATACAAAGTACTTATATAAACCCTAACGATCAAACAGCAACAGCACCAGCGTATAACAACTCTGCTAGTTGTACTAATGCTCAAAATGGAAATATATCAGCTCAATACTGGACGCAAGATTTATATGCACCTGGTACAGATTTCGCACCTGATTTTGCAACATATGGAAGTGTTTACAGATACGAAATAAGTAGTTCAGTTAATAACGCTTGTGGAGATCCTTGGAGCGATGCTACCACTGTTTACGCAGCAGAACCTTTTGCTAGGTATGTAAAACAGTTTTATACTGATACTGATTTAACTATAAAAGCTAGTTTTACTGGAACAAGTACTAGAAGATATAGAAGAATGTACAGGGTAGATAAAGATGGAGCTGATCAAATGCCAGATAATCCTGAGTTTACAGTAGACGGAGCTTATAGAAGCACAATAAGTAGTACAGGTTTAAGATCTGGCACGGTAACACCTTGTTTATATTAAAATTATGGGAGCAGTAGTAGAAGTAAAATATTTTAACTCTTTTTTACTTAAGAAGACAATAAGAGATACTTTAGGTCCACCCCAATGGAACGGTAGCACGGGTGTTCCACCAACCGTTAACGGTGGCTTTCCTGTATTTCCTCAAGAACAAACAAATGTAGAAGCTAGTTGGCTTGTAGAAGAGTCTAGAATTAGAGGTGGTTACAATAACACAAACGTTGATTATGGTGTTAGGGCTTATCTAGTAGAAGATGAACCAAATTCTAGCATTAGATTTAATTCTCTTATATACTCTGGTATATTTAACTCTAGAACAGGTATTAACGATACAAATGTTTTTTCAGTTGCTGATGATATTACTAAGTCTGTAGACCCTGCAAATGGAAGTATACAAAAACTTTACGCTGAAGATACAAACTTAATTGTGTTTCAAGAAAATAAAGTTAGTAGAGCGCTTATAGATAAAGATGCTATATACTCAGCTGAAGGAGGAGGTAGTGTAACTTCTAGCAATTTAGTTATTGGACAGATTGTTCCTTACGCTGGTAACTTTGGTATATCTAAAGATCCAGAAAGCTTTGCTGTGTATGGTTATAGAAAATACTTTACTGATAGAAATAGAAATGCTGTAATGCGTTTATCACAAGATGGTCTTACTGAAATATCTAACTACGGTATGATAGATTATTTTAGAGATGAATTTGGTAAACTAAGTAATACAGATAAAATATACGGTGCTTTTGATATATACACAAAGCAATATATAGTTAGTATGCAAGGTGAAAATATTGAAGATACATATCAAACATTGGCATTTGACGAAACTGTAAGAGGTTGGACTAGTAGATTTACATACAAACCTGACGAAATATTTAGTGTACAAAATAAATACTACAGTACTAAAGGTAATAAGCTTTGGCAGCATAACTACATGACTGGTTTTAATAATGACAGGTCTATATTCTATGATGTATACTATGACTCTAGCGTAAAGTTTATATTCAACCCGAACGTTAGTCTTTCTAAAAACTTTAAAACAGTTAACTATGAAGGATCAACTGGTTGGGAGGTAACTGAGTTTAATGGTCAAAGAGAGTTTGATATAGTTGACACTTCTAACTACCCGAGAGAAGCTTTAAATAATTTAGACGTGTCTGTTGTTAGCTATGATGAAGGTGGTTACGAGTTAAATGGTATACAGTATTACGCTGGATTTTACAAAAAAGAAGGTAAGTATAAAGCAAACCTTGTTAATAGCAGCGGAGCTACATCTAAAGAAGTTGTGTTTGGCCCAAGCGTTTCAGGTGTAAAAGGTTACTACGCAACTGTAACTATAACAACAGATAGTAGTACACAAGTGACTGGTAATGGTGGTAAAACACGTGAGTTATTTGCTGTATCATCTGAATACGTAGAATCATCTTATTAAAATTAAATGGAATTAGAAGAAATTAACTCACAAGCTGAAAATAATCCTTTATCTAAAGAAGAATTAAAAAAACAATTTGTTGAAAAAACAAAAGAATTAAATATAAAGCATACTTTTAATTTTGACGAAGCTTATGAAATAGGTCAAGAACTAGTTAGAAGACAAACTTTTAGAAATAAAATATTTGAATTTGAAGACAAATTAAACGACTCGAGTCTTGCATTATCTCAGCAGGAACTTAAAGAAAAAAATCCAGTAAAACATAGTTTTGCTGATGGATGCTATATAAGAGAAATATTTAATCCAGCTAATGAATTATTAGTCACCAAAATACATAAAAAAGAACATCCTTTTTTTTTAATGAAAGGTAAAATGTCTATACTAACTGAAGATGGTGTTGAACATATAAAAGCACCGCACTACGGTATAACTAAGCCTGGAACTAAAAGAATTATATACACACACACTGAGTGCGTTTTTGTCACTGTACATGCTACAGACAAAACAAATATAGATGAAATAGAAAAAGAGGTTATAGCTAAAGATTTCAACGATCCAGTTATATCTTTTAAAGAATTTAAAGAAATAACAAAAAATATAAAATAATTTAAAAATAGAAATAATGTCATTTATAGCAGGAGGTATGATAATAGGTGGTTTTCTCGGGGGCGCGGGTTCGTTCTTTGGAGCTAAATCACAATCTAACGCGCAAAACAAAATAGCTGCTAGAGCTGAGAGAAGAGCAGCTGCTTTAACTAAAGAGTTAGAGGTTTTAGAGAGAAGCAGGCAAGCTGTTATAAACCCGTATGAAGATGTTGTTTCTTTAGATGACATGATTGTAGATAATACTGGTATACTTTCAAATCCTTTTGAAAACATAGGTGTTGCCACTCAAGCTGCTAAATTCCAAGCAGAAGAAGCTGATATAGCTTTAGCAAATACTTTAGATTTATTAGCCGCTACTGGCGCTAGTGCTGGTGGTGCTACTGCTCTTGCCCAAGCTGCAATTCAAAGTAAAAGAAATGTTTCTAAAAGTTTAGAGCAACAGGAAGTGCAAAATGATAGATTAGCAGCACAAGGTGAACAGTTTTTACAACAACAACAATTATCAGAAGCGCAAAGAGTACAGCAGGCTCAAATGACAGAAGCTCAACGTATACAACAAGCTGAAGTATTAGGTGAAGAGTTTGTGTATGGAGAATATGAGCGTAGAGAAACAGAGCGAATGAATAGAAAGCAGGCTCAGATAACTGGTCAACAGCAGGTTGGTATAACCGCTAGACAAGGAGCTGCTAATATAATGGCTTCAGGTGTAACAGCTGCTACCAATATGATTACTACTGGTATTACTTCAGCAGCTCAATATGGGTTTGGAAATAATACACCTGGAAATACTGGTGCTTATAATCAGTTTAACCCAGCTACTTTTGCGCCGCTACCATCTACGCCTCTGCCAAGTGTTGGATATCAAAACCCTTCTTTTAATCCTAGCACTTACTTTTAAGAGTTAAAGCAAATATAAAAAAAAAATGGCATT